CTTACTCTCGCTCAAATTCCTCAGTATGTTCTAGAAGAATTGAACCGAAATTCTTCCGATATGGAGGATATTTCTAGTCAGCACGCAATTTCCCGTGGAGGCACTCCCGCTGGAGTACATGCCGCCACAGCTATTTCATATCTACAGGAACAGGATGACTCAGTTCTTTCTGCCTCAATCTCTTCGATTGAGGATGGAGTGGAGCGAATTACCAAACACTGGCTCAGTTATGTTACTCAGTTCTGGGATTCTCAACGACAAATCTCAGTTTCAGGCGAAAATGGTGCCTTTGAGATGTTCGTTTTGGACAAGAATTCACTTAACTCTAATACGAACTACACTGTTCAGGCTGGTTCGGCAACTCCCAGGAGTCAGGCAGCTAAGCAAAGTTTCATCATGGAACTTTTCAAGATGGGACTTATTCCTCCAGATAAGGCGTTGAGATATTTGCAGATGAGCGAGACTGGAAAGATGTATGAAGAACTCCAGATTAATGCTCGTCAGGCTCAACGTGAGAACGTTAAAATGTCTCAGGGTGATCCTAATGTTACTGTGAATTCTTGGGATGAGCATATTGCTCATCTACAGGAACATGATAACTATAGGAAGCGTCAAAGCTACGAAATGCTGCCTCCTGAACTACAACAAGTGTTCGAGACTCATGTTCGTCAACATAAAGCTATGGTTCTAGTTCATAAGGGAATTCCTCAGGAAATAATTGACCAAGCGATGAATGATCCTTCTGGAGTTGAGCTTGATCGCTTGCTATTCTCTCCGGCGCCTGGAATGATGCCACCGGGGCCGGGAGGCACACCGGGTCAACCCCCTAATTTGCCCCCTAAACCTCCTGGCCCTTTACCGGGAAGTCCATTACAGGGAAATTCACCGGGAGCACAACCTCCATCGGGATTAAGTAGCCCAACACCATTACCACCAGGACATTAAAATGGCAACTCCACTTCCCCCAAAACAAGGGAAAAAGGGTATGTGGTCAGCTAAAAGTTTCGCAACGAGACATAACCACAGTCTTGGTCCCGCACAATCTGTTAAAGCTGCAAGTGTAGCCAATGCTATTCTGAAGAAAACTGGTGATGAGGGACAAGCTATTCGTATAGCTAATTCTGTGGCTGAAAGATCAGGTACACAGAAAGCTGCGGGTCGTAGATTGATGGGTAAACAAAGTGGCTAGTCATCAGAAGGCTGCTGGACGTAGATTAAAACTTACCACTATTAGTGGAGGTAAGGGTCAGAAGCCTGTTACCTTTCATAAAGGTGGACTTCATCAATCTTTAGGAGTTCCCCAAGGACAAAAAATACCGTCAGGTAAAATGTCATCGGCTCTGGCCGGTAACTATGGTCCGAAGGCTAAAAAACAAGCTAACTTCGCTCAGGGAATGTTACGAGCGGGTCGGAACACAGCAAGGAACAATAATGGCTAGAGCACAAGTTGGAAACATTCATGGATTCGCCGCTGTCGGTGCTAATGGGTTCGTAGGAAATATCACGGCAGATGGGTCAAACACAGTTACGATTGATGACACCTTTGGTGTTCCTGTAGGAAGCAACGTTGATATTATCAATAAAACAACTGGTGCTGTTCTTGCTAGCAATCGTCAGATCACTGGTCTTACTAGTGCTGGTGTATTAACTTATAGTGGTGCTGATGTTGCTGCTGTACCGGGTACTCATGTTGTTGTTCTTACTGGAACTACTACTAATACTGGATATACTAATCTTAATGGTGGATCTACTCCTGGCGAAGCTTTTACAATGGGTGGGGAAGCAATGACCATTGATCGTGCCAGAACTAGATTGAAGGCTATTAATGGTACAACTTATTCTGATACTGAGTTGGATAAGTTGACCTTTAATGATATGAAGTACGCTCTCCGTCTTGCTGAGGCTCCTGGGAGTGTTTACTAATGGCTGTCCCTCCGCAGTTTATTAAGAAAGCTGCTAAGCGTAGAATTGACGCTCCTGTTCCAACTAATCAGGCTGGTAACACAAAGAAAGTTTCTACTTTTAGGAATCCAGGAAATAAGGCTGGTATTAATCAGAATCAACAAGTTTCTTCTCTTGCAAAAGTAGGTGCCCCTGATCCTGATGCTGGTAATGAAGTAGGAGAAAACTTCGTTAAGCCTGGAAGGGGTGGACCAACTCCACCTGCATCTGGAGGAACTTTTCTGGACCAATTGAAATCTGTTGCTCCTAAAAAGCCAAAGACTAAGGTTCAGCCAGCAGCCGCTCGTAAAGTTTTGGCTATGAGACTAGCGAAGGCGAGAAATGCCCCCTCCCCAACCTCCCTCGGCCAGAACCCCGGTCAATAATCCTCTGTTAGCTTTGCTAGCAGAAGGTGGACAAGCTCAACAACCAAACTTGCCCCAAATTCCTCAGGGTTTAGGTTCACCAATTCAACAAGGTATGCCAGTAGGTCCACAAACTCCACCACAAGGTATGCCACCGGGTATGCCACTTTCTAATCCTGCCCAACAAGCTTCTGGGATGATTCCAAATCTTGGAGTTCGTTCTGGGATGGGGGGTATGCTTTCAGATAAGTTGGCTAGAATTGGAGGACAAGCTCCAACTCCACCAATTAATCCAGTAGTTGAAACATTCGATAATGCTCCGCCGATTGTTCGTGAAGCGATCCGTCGACGCTTATTCACACAAGGAATGTAAATGTCAGACCCAAGTTCCCAGGGGCCTCCTGATATTTCTGGATATATGCCAGATGTTTCAGGGGCTACAGGATCAGATACTTCAGGCCAGGGCGAAGCCAGCCTATCCGATGATTTTTTGCGTAACGTTCCCGAAGCTGACAGGGCCGTTGTTGGACGGTACATCAAAGATTGGGATTCCGGTGTTACCAAGAGATTCCAGGAGATTCATAACCAGTATGCTCCTTACAAAGATCTAGGGAGTGTTGAACAACTTCGGAGTGCTATTGAAGTCTATGACTTGTTGGACAATAGTCCTGAAGTTGTTTATGAAACTCTGAAGCAACATTTCCAAGAGAATGTTGCTCCTCAGAATTACCAGGGTTATAATCCACAGAATCAACAATTTCAAGCACCACCACAACCTCCTCCTGAACTTCAACAGGCACTTAATCCATTCATCCAGCCTCTACAGGAAAAACTTCAAGAGCAGCAAGAGATGATGGAGAAAATGGCCCAGGTGATTTTGCAGGGGAATCAGAGTCAACAGGAAGCTGCTGAGGATCGTGCTTTGGATCAATATCTTGCCGAGTTGGAAGAACGACACGGTAAATTTGACCAGCGTGCAATTCTCATGAGTTTGTATGAAGGCAAAGACGGGGATCAAGCTGTAAAAGAATGGCGTGAATCTCTTAGTCAGTGGGCGCCACAACCACAAACTCAAGTTCCTCCGCCCTTGTTTGGTGGGAGCACTCCTTCTGATAATGTTGATATTGGTGCTATGTCAGATAAGGACGTTCGATCATTGACCGCAAATGTTTTTGCGGCTTTGCAGAACAATAATCAATAAGGACAAGGCAATGGCACAAGCCACCATGACGGCCCTTACCGCTATCCTTAAGGAGATTTACGAGGGTCGTATTGAATCTCAACTTCAAAACGAAGTTGTTGCAGCTAAGCGAATTGAGCGAACCTCCGATGGAGTTGTTGAAACCGTCGGTGGTAAGTATGTAGACTTCCCAATTCGTGTCGGTCGAAATGCAGGTGTTGGTAACCGACTCGAAAACGAAGCTTTGCCTACTGCTGGTTCACAGCAATACGCTGCGCCGCATGTTCCTCTGACGTATTGTTATGGTAGAGTTCGACTCACTGGTCAGCTTATTGAGTTGGCTGAGAAGAACTACCAGTCTTTTGCTTCCGCCCTTGATGAAGAAATGAATGGAATTAAGGACGATGCAGCTAAGGACTACAACCGTCAGATTTATGGTAATGGAACTGGCGTTATGGCTAACGTTACGGCTGATGGTGCAAATACTGTCACGGTTGACAATATACAGTACCTCGAAGTTGGAGGTTTCATTGATATTAGGACTCGTGCTACTGGTGCGGCGGTTGCTGTCCAGAGAAATATCACGGCCATCAATGAATCTACAAAGACTGTAACGTATGACGGTGCCGATGTTACAGCCACAACTGCTGAGGGAATCTATCGTGAGGGCAACTTCACTGGTGGTACTTCCCGAGAGTTGTCAGGATTTGATCTGATTATTTCAGATACACTTGTGCTGCATGGAATTGATCCAGCTTTGCAGCCTAAGTGGAAGGCAAGTATTGCCAACAATCCCGGTGGTGCTGGAACTCCCAGGGCACTTTCTGAAGGTCTTATGATTCAGACCTGCGATACTGTTCGCACAAAGTCTGGTCGCAAGATCACAGTTATTTTCACTGGCCTTGGATGCCGTCGTGCTTACTTTAACCTTCTAACTCAGCAACGCCGCTACACGGATACTAAGCAATTCGATGGCGGCTTCCAGGGTTTGGCCTTCAACTACGGAACTGAAATCCCTGTAGTGGAAGATGTGGATTGCAAGCCAAACACCATGAAGTTCATTGATGAAAAGTCACTTAAGATTTTCCGTAATCGTCCCTGGCATTGGGCCGATACAGACGGAACGGTTCTTAAGTGGGTTACTGGTTATGATGCCTGGGAAGGTTTCATGAAGCAGTACAGCGAATTAGGGACAACACATCGCAACGCTCAAGCATCTCTGAACGACATTATCGAGGGCTAGACTGAATGAAAAAGTATTCTGAAACTTGGAGTAAGAACAGGGTACATTGATTTCCACGGGAGGAGAAGGGAGCAGGGCTGTCGGACCCCCTGCTCCCTTCTTCACATTTAGGAGAATTATGAGTCTTTATCCATGTAGACGTGATCTTAAGCCATATGATCCCGGACCTGATCCTACAATTGTTCCTTGGATGGTTATTGCCCATGTGGCAGTTTATAATCAGCCTGGAATTGATGAGGGTCCAGCTTATCATGATGGTCTAGAGTGGCACTTCTATATTGACAAAGGCCCAGGTGCTCCACAAGATATTATCACACAACTTCGTGATACTCAGTACCAAGCAGATTCCAGTTATCTTGCTAATGGTTTCTGGAAAAATGGACGATTTTGTGGAGCTATTAGCTTTGAATCTGAGGGAACGGGTGATGATCCTTGGACTGATGCTCAGGTTGATGCCATAGTTTGGCTGTTTCAGGAAGCTCATTTCTTGGATGGAATCCCTATGCAAGTTTGTCCTGCTTGGGATGCTCAGGGATTTGGTTATCACAGATTGTTCAATGAGTGGAATCAGCCATATCATTCATGCCCTGGGGATCAGAAGGTAGATCAATTCAACAATGTAATCATGCCTAGACTTCTAAAGCCTGTTACTGAACCATCGGAGGATGATGTGGCTTTGCATATTGTATCAGCAAAAGGTGGAAATGGCTCATGGTGGCTTACTGATTGGATTACAAAGCGTTACATCAATACTCCTGATGAAGCTGCCAATATTGTCTTTTCAACTGTTAAGACAGGTGGAAAGATTGAACACAATGGTCAGAATGGTCCGGTAGAATATCCAAAAGATGTTGTAGACTGGGTTCCTGAGGTTAGTTGATGGACGTTAAGAAACGTCTGATAGAATTAGCAGACGGATCATACGTTGAAGAAGATGTTCTCAACATTGTGGAAAAGATTCGCGCCTACGATAGCAATCTTAGCGTCAAGTATTGCGATCCTGCTCGGGCTGATCCAAGTGATCCTCCTTATAAAGTAGTAGAGCTTTGTCCTGATGGTATGGAGCGAGTAGTATTTGGAGTGTGGGAACTCAATGAGAAAATACTTGAAAGGCTCTATGCTGCTGATAACTCCCGCACTAACGTTCTCGTTGACATACATGGCAATAATCTTATTGCGAAAGCGCAACAGGAACGTCGTTATAACGAGGTATGTCTAGAGGATCAAGACGTAGTATCACATCTTCTGAAATCTCCTAAGGGACGCTATAGTTTTAGACGCCGCCTTGACGATGCTTTGGTCATCGTAGACGATGATTCCTGTAGAAAGCACAAAGTCTATGAACGTAGGTGATATTAAGCGTCGTGCATCTAACCTCTTGGGTGATGATGCTATGCTTGTCTTTGAAACAGCTGATCTTCTAGACATGATTAATGATGCCCAGATGGATATTTGTCGTAAAACTGGTTTTTTAACAGGTACAGATAACTTTGATGGGGTTAAAGGAACAGAGAAGTATGATCTACAGGCTAGTTGTATAGAAGTAAAGCGTGTGACTTGGCAGGGATCACGTTTGATTCGTACCACTTGGCAGGAATTAGACATGATTGATCCTGCAAGAAATACTACTCAGGGAACTCCTACAAAATTCTATGTAGATGGCGATCAAATTGGTCTTTACCCTGTTCCTAGCACTACTACCACGTTGGCTGTTTCTGTTCAATACTCTCGTTGTCCAATTGCATTGAGTTCTGATACTCAAACTCCTGAACTTCCATTGGCTTTCCACGAAGATATTGTGACAAGAGTAGTTGCTCGGGGACATGAGCAAGTTGAGGATTTTCAAGCTTCACAAGCTAAGGCAACTGAGTATAATCAGTCAATTACCCTTACTCAGCAGCAGTTGATGGATGGAACTGAGGAAACTTACTCTTATATCAGAGATACAGAGGGACCGTATACTTAATGCCTCGTCCTACTAGTTTTCAAGATATGGAATTGAAGAACTTTTCAGGATTGGACCTTCGTGGCCCTTCTGAATTGCTGTCTGAGCGTAGTTTGGCTTCTCTGATTAATATGGAAGTCGGAGATGTGGGACAACTTAAGAGTAGACCTGGGTTTAAGCAGATTTATAACGGTTCAGCTTTTGGAAACGTGCCCTGTAGATTTATTGGACATCACACTGGTAACACTCATAGTCAAATTCTGATTCAAACTATTGTTGATGGCTTTGTGTCACTTCATGGTGCGGGTAAAATTTTTGTTTCTAGTGATGGTGGAGTAACTTTTACTCAAATTTCTACTCCTGCGGGTACAAACTATCAATGTGGTAGAAGCTCACAGTACGGAAGTACCTACGGCACTAACATTCCAAGTTCATCTGGACTGTTGGGTTGGGATGGAGCTACCTTTACAACTCCAATTTCAGGGACAAAGGGTAGTTCTTACAATGGATTCTTCGCACAAGATCGCTACTTCACAATTGAAGATTCGTCAGGTCAACTGTGGTTCTCTGATCCTGGTAATGCTGCCTCATATCCTGGCGCAAATACTATCGGGTTCACAGTTGATAACAAAGACAAGATCGTAGGTATCGTTCCCTACAGGGATAGAGTGGTAATTTTCTTCCAGAACTCTATTCGAGTGCTCTATACCAATGGTCCCCCATCTTCGTGGATTTTGAAGTTCCTTCCATTTTATATGGGTGTGAGAACTCAGGATTGCTACTATGTCTATAGGGATCTAATCTACTTCTTGTCCTCTGAAGGGTTTTTCAGAACTGATCTTTCACAACTTGAAGAACTCTCAAAGCCAATTGCTCCGGTTTTTCAGACACGATGGGAAGCTTACGAATTAAATGCTCCAACCTATAACAAATATACAGATGCTATTGGATTTTGGAGAGATAGATTCATTATCTCACTGAGAACTCGTGGGGCTAGTACTCCTTATATCCCTACTCATAGAATGTTTATGTATAACATTCGTAATGGAGCATGGTCTGAGATAATCCCGAATATAAGTAATAGTGATTCTCTACCATTCTCTCCATCTACTTCTTTCATGTCTGTATTTATGGGTAGGAGAGCTGCATCTGTCAGTGAGTATGTCAAGGAAGGTCTTTACATGCTTACTGGTGATAGTTCAGGTAGACTTTTCTGTTTCGATGATGAAGATCCTGTGTATTATGATGGAACTTCTAATGCTACTAACTTCATAACTACAATGAGAACAAAAGATATTGATGCAGATTTACCATCAGAACAGAAACGTTCTCCAAGAGTAGCCTTCCGTTATCGTAAGACCAACACCACAACAGTCAATACAAAGATGAATGTGAATGGAACAGATCAAGCGGTTGTTCCAGTTTCATCAAACTCAACAGCATCAAAACAAGTTCGTCTTAAGGGTCCGGGATATTTCCGTAAGTTCAGTCTAGAAATCTCAGATACCTCAGATCAATATGTAGAAATTGAGGGAGTCACTGTAACTATTAAACGTAAGAATGAATTGTCTGAGACAACTACATGAGTACACACGAACTATACCCTTATTTTGATCCTGCGGGGCAAATACAATGGGAGGGAGAAGTTCTCTCTCCTGCTGACGTGGGTGACACAGATGTTGGTCAAGCTACTGCAAAAGCAAATGCAGATCACCAACATGGTTTATTTTACGGTCCCTGGAACTCTATAGCTTTAGCTAATCCTTGGGTAATTTATGGAGCACCTTATAGATCCCCGGAATACGCCCGAGTTGGTGGAACATGCATTATTCGTGGGATGATTAAGGGCGGCACAGTTGGGCAAACCATTGGAATCCTCCCTGTAGGATACATTCCAAAGACCGCAACAGAGATGTTTATTTGTTGGGGTCAAGGTGGAGCTTCAAGAGTTGATCTTCGTGCTGATGGAACCTTGATTGCATCAGAGAGTAATCCTGGTGTTGGTTCTGGAGCTTATGGATATCTCAGTCTCGGTCCAAATTTCTATTCTACGGATTAATTATGGCTGCTGATACTGGTGTTTTAGAATCTATGTTAAAGAGAATACAGGTTCTCCAGGGAATGAAGGATGCCCGAGGTCCACAAGGTATTCTCAGTCGTGGTGCAAACATATATAATGCTGGATCGCTTGCAGCCCAACGAGGGGGAGGGCTACAGTACGGCAGGTACAACCCCTTGCAAAATGGTTCTGTGTCCTTAGATGCTATCCGCCGGAAACTTTACGGGTGAAAAATGGCTACTTTACCTCCAGAAGTGTTAGCAAGTATTGCTAGTAAGAGACTTGGAATTCAGTCACAACATGATACAGCCTTACAACAGGCTGCTCAGGGTTATAACACTAACTTGTATAACCTTGACCAGTATGCTAAGGATACTGGTAAGAGAATTAATGATCAGTATGCTTCACAGGGACTCTTTAGCTCTGGAATTCGTGTAAACGAACAAGGTCGTTTGCAGCAGAATGTTGGAGAGCGTAAGGGATTTCTAGGTCAGCAATATGCTGGACAGCAATCAGGCATTGAAGGTCAGTATCAAAATGCTTTATCTGATTTGCAGCAATATCAAGCCACTGCTATGCAAGATGCTACTCGTCAAGAGTTAGCTCAGCAGCAGAATCAAGCTCAAATGGCTTTGCAGCAAAGACAAATTGATGCTCAAAATGCTGCAACTATGCAAGCTGCTGCTGCACAACAGCAACAACAAGCTCCCGCTGCTGCTCCTGCTGCACAAGGCCCAGATCAAGCTTCTATTGATTATTGGAATGCTGTTCAATATTTGAATGCTGTTAAGTTGTGGAATGCTACACAACTTTGGAACCAGGCTATGCAATCTCAGAACAGAACTGAATTTGCTGGATCAGGTAACCCACTTGGTATGGCAGGTGCGAGGTTTAAGTAATGGCTGATTTTAGTTATCTTCCCAAAGGGGCACAAGGAGCTTTAAGATTATTACAAGGTAGACCCGCTGGAATGCCTCCAGCACCTTCTAATAGCTTTGGTGATCTTAAAGCTGGACTAGATGCTCTTACAAAGGGTGATGGTCTAGATATGAACGCCGTTGCTAATGACCCTATTTTGCAGCTAGAGAATCAGCGAATTAGTGAAATGCCTACAGGGAGCGGGGATATTACTGCCGCTCTCCGTGAGGCTGCTGCTGCAAATGCATATGGTGGTCCTTCTCTTGACCAACTTCGTGCCTATGGTAATGAGGGTCAAGCTAGAATCAGTAATTTGTATGCTCAACTCGGAGCATATTTGCAGGGTCGGCAATCTGATACTGCAAATCAATATGCTGCTGGAGAAATGCGTACTGGTGCTGGTTATGAAAATGCCCAAAGAGATATTGCTGCTGCTCAACAACAGGCTCAGGACGCAGTTCAAGGTGCTGTTAGTGGTGGAGTAGGAAAAGAAGCTGCTGCTGAAGCTACTGCTGCTGCTACTGCTGCTATTCAGAGACAACAAGCTCTGAATACTTCAAATAAAGCTAATGCTCTTGGAAATATGCAGAGTATGGCTACTGGTAAGGCAGCTTTGTATAATGATTTAATGTCTGGTGCTCAACAGGAGAAAACTGCTCAGTCTGGACTGTTTGGTAGTCAAGTAAATAGCTTGATTGGTAGAGCGCAAGCCGAAATGGCTGCTGCTAACCAACGTACAGCTATGGCACAGGAAAGTATTAGGCAAAAAGCAGCCGAGCAATCTGCGACTGCGCAGCAGAAAGCTAATGATGCACGTTATAAAGCTCTAGAAGATGCTATTAAGCGTGCTCAGTCTGGTCAGAAGTCTACAGACAACCTTTCAGGAATTAAGGGTGTTCTAGCTTACGCTATGAGGGCAGGTAATCCACAAGCTGCTAAGAATTTCATGGATATGTTGAATCAGTCCCGAGTTTCTGCTGCTCAATGGAATAATCGTATAGCTACTGACCCTGGATTCGCAGCCACAAATAAGAGAACAACTCCTGACGAGCAACTTCAAATGCTGCTTGGCAATGTTGGTGGAACAAGAGAAGATTTGTCTACTGACATTAATCCTCGTGGTGATATTCTCAATCTGATTAGAAATACACCTGAACTGGCAGGACTTAAGAAATACATTATCTCTGATCCTGAATCTGCTATTAGAGCCGGAGAATATATCCCTGCCTTTGGTGTATCTCAGCAAGAGTATGAGAAAGCTGGTGGAGGCGGCGGTGGCGGTGGAGGTTTAATGGGAGGATTGAAGGGTGGACTAATTGGCAATGCAATTAGTCCACTTGCTGCTTTAGGTGGTGCTGGAATTGGGGCACTTAAGGGAATGGGAGTTCTTGGTGGAGGCGGAAAGAATCAGCAAGACTATCGAAATCAGTTTACTCCTTTTGTGAATCTCACAGCACTACGACATGATCCACAAGCTACTCAGGCATATTACAACTACTTCAATTCAAATCCACAAGATTTGATGATGAACCTTTTCAACATCTACCAGGGTAAGTATGGACAAGGTTCCTTTTAATGGCAGCTAGAGACTATGCCCTGAACGTAGGTGGAATTAGTGGAAGTTCTCCACAAGTTTCTGCTCAGGGATTTGCACCTGAAGTTCTGAAACTTGCAGGACAACTTACTAGACAACGTGCTCAGGCTGGTATTGGAACTCCACACACTAGCCCTGGAATTATGCAGCGTTTGTTTGACGTTATCCAACGCCCACTTTACGCTTCTGCTAACACGGTAGATTATGCTGTTAAGGGCAAGAATCCTCTAATGGGGACTTTTAAGGGATTGGCGGGGCAGGATAAAACTTCATATGACCAAGTTCTTGGTGACATGGGTATGTCTGGAGGTTGGCAACGTTCCCTTCTTGGTTTTGGAGCTGATATTGCTCTTGATCCTACTACTTATCTTGGTGCAGGAATTGAGAAAAATGTCGCCGAGGGAGTTGCCAGACGAGCAGGAATAGAAGCCTCAGCAGAAGCTATTGAAAAAGAAGCTGGGGCTAACATAGTTAAGCGTGAAGCTGCTAAGGCTCTTGACCAAGGTGCCCATATAGAACAGATAGAAACTGAGGCTTCTAAGGCTGCACGGTTAAAGCACTATCAAGAATTTCAAATTCCCGAGGGTATGTCTGAGGATGCTGCCTACAGGCAGATGACGAAAACTGCTCCTGAAGCTCAGTACACAAATGTAGTTACTAATGATCTTTCTAAAAAGGAAGCTAAGCAGGTAGGTCAGGAAGTTGCTAGAGGCAATGCTCTTTCTAAAGTTCAAGAAAATGTAGATAAGGAGCTTGCTGCACAACGGGGCAAGGTTTATTTGAAGTTCATGGGTAAGCAGACTCCTATTGCCAGTGAAAGTCTTTATCGTGTGGGTAGAGCAGCAGCAGATGTTACTAAGGATCTACCAATAATCAAGGGATTCAATGCTGCATTCCGCCCTGGATACAATTTACCACAAGGTCTGAACACTATTAAGAGGAATGTTGAGAGCCTTGGTATCCATCTTGGTGAACAAAAGCTACAGAAGCTTGCAGGAAACCTACATGGACTTTCCCCCGGTGAAGGCGAAAATGTTATGCGGGCGATTAGTGCAGGTCGTCCAATTGAGGGTACAGCAGAAGCTACTGGCAGACCACTTCAAGAGTATGCTGATCTATTGAAGAATGAAGTCCAACATACTTGGGATAATGAAGCTGAACTTGGACTTCGTGGTAGAGCAGCACAACTAGCTTCACGAGATAGTAGTCTCCCACGGCCTCCGAATTTTCGTGAGAACTATGTTCCCATGATTCTTCGTGGTGGAACTCCAGAAGAACGAGCGGCCTTTAAGAAAGGTGTTCGTCAGGGACTTCCCGGTCATACAATTGAAGATGCAGAAGCTAAAGGATTGAAGCCTGTTCTCAATCCTAACGAGGCTTACGGTTACAAGATCATTAAATCTGGCCGTATAACTGATCCTGCTAACGTTAATAGAGCAGCAGCCAAAGAATTTGGTGTTACAATTGATGACCTGGCACCGGGGACTGTTAAAAAGAAGATTGGTCGTGGTCTAGCTGATAACCTAGGACTAAAGCCGTATAAACTCCCTGGCTTTGAAACTCCTACAACTTACTTCCCTCCCGAGATTGGTGATGCTCTTAAGCAATCTTTCCGTCAGTCAGTTGATCCAGCAGCGGGTGGTGATCTTCTAAGGTATTTTGATAAAGTACAGAATGCTTGGAAGCTCAACATGACGGCTGTAAACCCAGGTCACCATATTCGTAACTTCGCTGGTGACGTGTGGCTGAATCATATGGACGGACTTCATAACGTAAAACGTTATGAGGATTCAGCCAAAGTCTTGAAGAACTGGAGTGATAATCCAGATTCCTTTAAGATGATGGTTGGTGATGTTCCAGTCAACTCATCTCAGCTTATGGATTTGTTCACCAGAAATGGTGGAAAGTCTGGATTCTTCCGGCAGGAGTATGCTCAAACTGCCAAAGGTTTTCAAGGATTCGCTAGGCATCCTGTAGAAACGATCCGACAAGCTGCTGAAAAACGTGAGGACTGGACTAGAATGGCCCACTTCCTTGACGTTATGGATAAAGGTGGCGTCAAAGGAATTAAAGCCTCAACTTGGGATGATGTTGAAAACATCGCCAAGGAAGCTGGACAGAGAGTTCGTAAGTTCAATATTGACTACGGTGACCTGACTCCGTTTGAACGTAATTTTATGAAGCGAGTTGTGCCATTCTATACTTGGATGAGGAAGAACATTCCTCTACAACTAGAGACAATGGCTATGGACCCCGGCAAGATTTCTGTTATGCCGAAGGGTTTGCGTGCGCTTCAAAACATTACGGGTCAAGATCCGAATCAATCAGTTTTCGGACTCAATACAGTTCCTCAATGGCTTCGTGAAATGGCTGGTGTGAGAATTGCTGGTGAAGGAATTGGACGAAACCAACTCTACTTCAACCCTAGCATCATTCCATCGTCAGACATTGGGCAATACTTCAATGCTCAGAATCCTCTTGATGTTCTGAGAACTTTTGGAGCTAGCGTAACTCCAGTTGTTCGTATGCCAATTGAACAAGCTACAGGGAGGATGCTGAATTCCGGTGCTCCAGTTGGTCAAATGAGCAACTACCTGGATCAGAATATTGCTCCGCCTTCACTTTCCGCTGCCGCTTCTCTACTCCCATTCAGAGTTAACACCCCTGTAGCGAGTTTCGGAGGGAAGGGAGAACCTCAGGATATAGCGAAGTTACTTGGAATTACATTGTATCCTGTTGGTCCACAACAGCAACTTGGAGAACTTCGTAGGCAGCAAGATCCAATTCAAGCTTTATTAAAGGCGAGAAAGACAAAGAGACCACGATCTTGGGAGTCGGGTTATGGACAACCAACAAAACCCTAGCCCGTTAGAAGCTTTATTTGGACCCCCAGGTTTTCCTCAACAGGGAGTACCGTTCTCGGATGCGGTAGCTCGTAAGCTAGGTCTTGATTCACCTATGGGTAAGACAGCTTACTTTGCTTCATTTAAATCAAGTTATCCATCGAATACTCAACAGCAAGATGGAGACTTGTATCACATGCTTCGAGAAGAAATGGTGAGCAGACTTGCTCAGAAGTAAGTGGACATTAGATTAGTTGGAATAATTGGATTAATATATGGCATGGCAATTGCCATAGTAAGACATCGGCTACGTAAGCAGGTGAATAATCACGAAAAAAGGATAGTTAAACTAGAACGGAAAAGGAATAAACTAGAGGGTGAGGATGAATAGACAGTGGTATCTAGAGGGAGCGTGCATAGATAACCCTGACTTCGTAGATTTTCCTTCATTAAAAGACACCCGCGTAATTGCTACGTCTAAAGCAATTTGTGATAAATGCCCTGTGCAGCAAGAGTGTTGGGCTGATGCCTATGCGGGTCACATTGATGAAGGAATTTTCGGAGGGGCTTTACCATCCGAGCGACGACTAGTTGGTGCGTTACTTAGAATCCCACCATTATCTACTGCGGATTATATTGTTTCGATGTTAAAGTCATAAAGCCTCGTGGATCGGCGTGCTTATTTTTGACAAGCCAATAAGCTCCGTGAGCGATAGCTGAAACATTGTTGGGTACATGTACCCCTTTTTGGTAATTGTATCCGATATATCCGCAGCCCACAGGAAGTACGGATGCTGGTTGCGACACCAGTTTAATACCATACTGTCTTGCGTAGAATTCCAATGCTCCAATAATAAGTAGAGCCGGTGGTCTATTCCATTCATGTCCCCACCCCCGATTCATTTTCATAGGACGAACGTAGTAATCTTCGTAAACAATCTGATCCCATGAATAAGGGTCCATGTCTAACAAGACTTCGTAGAAATCTTCTGTCTCTTTGGTAACTCCCATAACAGACAGTTCAGGCTTGCCAGAACCGTAGTTCCAGCAAGCCCAACCTGTATGCTTTCCAGGGTCAACAGAAAGCAATTTCATTTATTTATCGTCACTTTCTGGCATAGCAACACCTTCAGCAATGACATCGGCGGGAAATCCCGATTTGTCGTTACCCTCCGCTCCCTTAAAATAGAGAGGTCTTGGATAACTGATTGGCTTGATTTTCTTTATTCCTTCATAGTAATGAAGAATAGCTGTCCACTCATCTAAGAGATGAGTTATATTGGTCTGTGTTACCGTTGCATCCGACATACGTTAACCTCTATTCATCTGATGGTGGGGGTGGAATTGATGTATCCCAATTTGGGGTATCAAAATCTGATGGCAATGGTTCTGATTGTCCAGGCTGCAATCCATACAAAGGGTCGGGTGGAGAATCATCAGTGGCAGACATAGCATTCAAAGTAAATGCTACACACCACGGATTAGCAAATTTCAACAATCCATGACAATTTGCTGTCTTTTCTCTCACCATTGCGGTTGCAGCATTCATAGCCGCTATACACCCTTGATTGCATGTGCAGAAAGGAATATTCACATATGCTGTGGCTTCCTTGAAATCAGTAAAGGTAGCCGCCACAGTTGGTGTTCCATAACAATGGATATAAACATTGAAGGCTCGCCAATTTCTTTGAGCCTCATTCCAACAAGAACTCAGTGTATATCCAGAACCGAAGGCTCCTGTGGAATATGCCAGCCAAGCAACAACTCCAGCCGGAGGATCAGCAGCGGCAGTTAAGGCTATTGCTCCTGTACCTATAACTCCAATTGCACAATCTGTTGATTGACTGTTTGTTGCCCATCCCATACCATCTACAATAGGTGGAATAGCCGGACCTGCTTCTTGTGGACGATAATGTGCATCAGCACAAGCTGTTGTGAACACTCCTAGAATCATCACTATAGCAATTATCTTTTTCACTGTTCGTCATTCCTCCAATGCAATCCAATATCAAACACCGCAAGCGTCAAAAGAACAGCAGCAACAAGAAGAATGCTGCCAATGACAATATTGACAGTTCCTTCTCTACTGAATGCTAACGCTGCGAATATGAATATTGTGATAGGAACAACGAATCTTGGTTTGAACTTCATGTCGGACCTCTCCCTCTAACTACTTATGCTATCCCAAATATGTAGAGCGATAGCTATAATTGCTGCAATACAGATTCCTGCTACAACTGCTTTCAAGCTAGTCTCTTTTCATCTACAGGAAATGGAACCTCAAACTGCTCACCGGGCCATTCCATGATTTTCTTAACTCGTTCTCGGTCAGCTTCCGAACTTTCTATTGGAAGCTCTATCCAGAGAGAGTCGTGGACCTGAGATACAATCTCAAATCCCTCGTCATCTAGCTGTTCCATTGATTCAAATATGATCTGCGCACAGCCTCCTTGTACTACACTATTGAAAGCATCTTTATGCTTCCACACAACATCGAAGTGTCGGCGGCGTCCATTCCACATCTTAACGTAGCCACGAGTTCTGGCGACACCTTCACACTTCCTCATAATTTTCCGCCACTCAGGGTACGAGCGGTGGAATTGATCTAGAATTTCCTCTGCTGTAGCGAGAGGCAAATCAAGTCGTGCATCACGCCAGATTTGCATACGCAGAACTTCTGGACCACCACCGTAGATTGTCAGGAAGTTCGTTTGTTTTCCTGCGTACCTTGCTTCACTTCTCGATAGTCCTGTAAGTTCTTCAAGTTTGAGTCTATCCGATGTAAGCTGATGTACGTCAACTCCGGTTTTGTATGCTTCCAAGATAGGAGTACATTCAGCGTAAATTGCTCCGAGCCGGAATTCCACCTGGCTATAATCGAACTCCCAGAGTTCGTAGCCTTCTTTAGCTCTGAGCATTGATTTGACAGGAGTTCTTTCAATGTCTCTAGGAATTTGTTGCATGTTTGGTTTAGTGCAGCTGAGTCTTGTGGTGACAGTTCCATGCTGTTTAAATTCAGGGTGAATTCGTGAGTCATTAGTTACTTTATTAAACCACCCTTCATACCAAGTGCTGTTAGCCTTCTGCCATGAGCGGTAGTCCAACACCCTGAGAGCCTCTGGATGATTGAGTCTTGACAGGACTCGCTCACTCATGTTAGGAAGGCCCAATGGAAACTCTTTCGACTTCCGTTTCGTTGGTGGACCTAGAATCGGTAGACCTAGACCTCCTTCTGTCTCTGATGCAAACAACCTATGTGCCAGTTGAGAAGGTTTCCCAGGGTCATATCCAAACTGGTCAAGAGTCTCCTGCATTGCTCGACGAGCTTCCTCTGACAGCTTGACGGCAGTATCCTTATCAATTTGAACACCCCTTTGTTCAATCTTGGTAAGGATACGAAGCCGTCTTTCCTCTTTATCATATAACTCTTCGAGGCCCTGCTCTACGATTCGAGGCCAGAAATATTCATGCAAGTGGAAAGTTATGCGTGTGTCTCCACAAGCATACTTCTCCATTACCTCAGGTGGGATTTTCTCCCATCCTCCAAGATGCTTGCCAATGTCCTTAAGTTCCGTGCGATCCTTTTTGTCATTAACCAACTTCGCCAATGAGTCAAGTTCGTGACTAAATTTGTTCTCATCGTCCATCCAGGATAAAATAAGCGTGTCGCGTAGTTTTCCCGAAAGAAAGATTCCTTCTGCTTCAAGAACTTTGAAATCAAACTTGAATCCATGTCCGACATATATACAATCGGATCGTTCCAGAACACATGCCAAGTCACGGAGCCATCCGTATGGTAGATTTTCATTGTGCTTGGCAAACAGAGTTCGATCATGGTTATGTCGAAAGGGGAAATAGAAGGAGAGTTCGTAGTCATTATTCTCCGGTAGTCTACAGTAGAATGAGATTCCCATAAGCTCTCGGGAATCCCAATCATCTGTCCAGTTAGTCTCTGTGTCTACCGCTATAACGTCTGCTTTAAGCAGAGTTGTCCTGGCCTGTAAGAATTCTTCTCTAGTTTGTATTAGCATTAGACTTCTAAGTGGTTAGTATTTTCAGATACTGGCTTCTGTTCATCTTTTTTAGACAAATTCTGAATGAGACTTTGATCGGCCTTAAGGGTAAAGTGGAGTTTGTTATCTCGATGGATAGTCACGATCGGAGGTTTTGCAGCCAAACGAACTTTCAGGGGTATTCCCGTAAGGTCAGCTCCATCGGGATTATTCCAAAGACAGAACACAGTGGTTGCCCTTGCCGTGAGGTATCTATTCCCATACACGTCATCCAGTTTGTTAGGCTTCTTGTTGTCCCCGCTTGCTTTTCTATGATGGTGAATAAAAAAGGTAAAACAATTATGTCGTTGACGTATCCGATCGTTAAAATCCATGAGGCACTTAGCTGAGGACTCATCACTAAGCTCGTTTGAAGTTGTGCTACCCAACGAATCGACGATGATTCCATCCAGTTTATTCTCCGCTATCCATTCCTCTAGGAACTCTTGCTCTTTAGTGTAGTTAAGGTAGAGCGGTTCTCCGAGGGGTAGAAATTTAAGCCCTTCTTCCAAGAGTTCAACTTCATCTTTTTCCCAGGACTCAGCTTGGTGTTGGACGAAGAACTTAAGGTCAATAAGCCCCATTTCCAATGATACAAAACCAATTCGTTTTGGCTCAGGAATTGGCCGTTCAAGAAAATCCTTCCCCAAGACTACGTGTTGACTGAAATCCAAACCGAACTGCGTTTTGCCTACGCCGGGTGGACCAGTGAGAAGAAAATATCCCGCTTCCTGTAGCAGACCTTCCCATACCCATTTAAGTTCAACTGTAGTTTCAAGTAGTGTTTGAAAGCCATAGGTATGGAACTTCTCTACAACCTCTACGTTGATTAATGGATACTTCGCTCTGGCGATAGCTACAATTTGAGCTAAACGCTTTGCTTGATCTTCACGCCCAGCAAACTTCCCCCACCTATTATCTGCATTCAGCAACAGGGAAAAGATTTCAACGTCTTTGAGTTGAAGTTCCGCTAACTCATAACCGAGTCTCATTAAGCCATCAGATCGTAAACCTTCTGGCAAACCTTGTCGGAATAGATACCACGTCTGACCGGGAATTTTATACAGGGCAATTACATCTGTTGCATCAGGTATTGCGTTGTCGAGTACCGAAATTTCGGGAAGGTTTGGAGCTTCTGGCAGACCAGCAAAGTTTTGTAGGGAGTGAATAGCTGCGGAGAAATACAGAAGCTCGACAGGTGAATCTCGTTTATGATTATGGGTGGTTGGTGGTCGTAGAACTTGCGTAGCATCCCATCCTGAAATGTCAGCTTCCAAAGCAATAGCAAGGAGCCTGTTGACTCGTTCAAGTTCAGGAACCTGCAACACCGTATCCAATTTCCAGTACCAATGTTCATGGCCTTCGGAATTTGAACTTCGTACTCGGACAGTTGGTTCAGGTATATCGCCAAGTGTTTCAGGAATATGACCATCAAGTTCTGCCCATATAACTGTCGATCCTTTCACATCTTTCTTCTGGCTCGACTTATCCATATACAAGGCAGGTCCAAAATAAACGTCTACTTTATCTGCTTGGTCCTTGATCCTTTCAAGTAGAGCAGATTGTTCGCTCGGCCATTCAAACCATTCTTGCCTCCATGAAGGCTTGCCTTTAGGATTTGCTCTCTTAAATGCTAAGTAAGCATATCCTTCAAAATCTCCATAGATCAAATGGAAGAAGTCGGAAAGTTCTGTTTCCATAGAACCTGTTTCCAACTTCAAGCTCACCCTTTCTGTTTGGTGGAGTGGGGAGAGGCTCTCAACGTAGGTGGAGTCGTCTACACAACCTCTCCCCACGAATTGATTACTCTGTTACATCAGGACCAAATTCCACGGAGCCATTATCTTCAACATACCGCTGGACTTTCATTTGAGGATTCCCGTTGTATTCCCCAACTTCCACAAGTCCGATGACTGTGCAATTCTCCAACTCTGGAACTCGCTTCGTGTGTTCGCACTTGTGATATTCCTCAAACTCATCACAATCTTCCTCACACACGATTTGCAACTTCATTCCATCTTGATCCCAGTTTTTACCAGTGATGGCTTCAAGTTGTTTCTTCAACTTCCAACGAGCACCAGGCTTCAATGAAGGCCAGTCATCAATCGGAAAGTTCTCAAACTGCTCGTATTCAACATCAGTGTCACCAATTGTTCCCGGTGGCATATCTGTGAAGTGCATTTTGAGATTGATAATCATCCCGTCCTTAGCATTGTTCTGCTTGTAGATAGCTTTGTCTGTAGTCAGACGAAACCATCCGGCGGGACGTACATCGACACCACCAAAGTCAAGGTCAAGTTCAACCATTAGTTTCAGTTTCCTTTTCAAGTTCAAGTGAATATTGACGTGCTAGGTTAAGCTGTTCTTGAATAGCTTTCTGCACGTCACCTGCTGTTGGGTTGGTGATTTCACGTTCCAGAGTGGAGCTAAACCGATTCTTCGCCCTGATACGTGAGGATGGCATACATTTAAGTGTTCGAGTTGTTTCTCCCTTGCTGTCGGTTTTAGAACTGAGATACAGAATCCCGCTACACAATGTAGCAATCGTGCTAGAAAGTGAAGGAGAGTTTCCAGGCCGGATAAGAATCGTAGTTCCTTGGTCATCCTGTTCTTCCTTGATGTGGGAAATCAGAATGATGTTCTTGCCGGACCTTTCCTTTAAATCAAGCAGAGCTTTTCTGAGCCTTGTGTTGTTGATGTTGTATTCATTTTGGCTCGGAAGATCAGGATGCCGCCCTGTAGGAATCTTCTTCATCTGCTCGTTAAGCTCTAGCATTTGAAGCGTTGAGAAGGTATCAATTACAATTGTCTCAGTCTGCTCGTAGATTGGTGCTTTTCCGAGTATGACTTCATCAACTGCTTTTTTAAACCTCTCAAACGTGTTGACTACAAGAAACTTGGTATTCACAAGTTCTCTATGGTTCAAGAGAGATTGACGAGAACCTTCAGTATCCCACAACAAGACATTAGGGAATTGAGCAGCTAGAACTGTCTTTCCAACTCCCCAATCCCCATATAGCCAGATCATCCAGTTTCCTGGATTATCTACAACAGTCTGAACTTCATCAGACAGGGGCACTTAGGTCCTCCATTATAGCCTTTAGAACTATCATGTTTCGTTTGAGAGCTTTCCCACTATTTGGAAGCCAGACAATTGAATCATACTCACGAAGAAAAGCTCTCCGTGGAGTACAGTGTTTACAACGACACCTTAGAGTTGGTTCTCGTACTTGGTATTTTACTGGTGCAGGAGTATCCCACCAAATATCTAGTCGATGGCCTCCAGGAGTTTTCTTCTGTCCACGTTTCCACTTAGAGTTATACATGTTGTATCAACCTTTGTGGTTGTAGGTTCAAGGGAACTTCTATCTTTGACTTCTGTTCGTATTCCTCTTCCAAAAGAGGTCTATCGTTAATTCCCTTGATCCGCAAGAGACACGGCTCTTGGAAACTACAATTCTTGCAATCAAGTCTCTTAGACCGAAGTGGAGTCTTATAGTTGTCAAACAGACGATCAGCCATGAGTTTCATATCCGCAACGAACGTATCAATCTCTTGATCTGATCGGTAAGCCTTTTCACGAGAGAACAACTTTTCAGTTGTGGCGTTCTCTGGCTTAGCATAATCATACGTGTTGAACATATTGATTATCGCACCATGAACCTTCTCACCTTGCTCTCGTAGTGCAGCGATATACAGGGGAGTTTGCGGTTCCATCATTACTTGCACAGGAGTCCAAAAGTTACTCACCATACTTTTGTGATCCCAGGCCCAGAGTTTCTCGTAATACTCAGAGAGCACGTCGATATATCCCTGTAGGATGAAATTTCTTCCACGAATCGTCGAAAAAGCGACTGTGAAATGATATTCAGTCTTTAGGATGCGGTGACCCTTATCCTCTACAGGGGCGAATTCCTCAACATAGCGCATCGTAAGACGCATGGCTTTATTTAACAGGCCAAGCATCTGCATGTTATCAGAGTGCGCATTGATGCGATCTGCAAAGTACTGAATCATCTTCTCTTTGCGAACATCTTTTGGTACTCTGGCAATCGCCCCGTCGTACCATTCTTTGAGTGCAAGATGAATCTCTGTACCCAAATTAAGTGCGTCACCCTTGGATTTCTTAAACCAATTGCGAGCATAGGAGTAGTTCCAGAGTTCTTCACAACGATCCCAATCCTGGAACTGGGAATAGGAAAAAATCGGCCAGTCGGCGTAATCGCTCGACATAGACCGATCTAAGAGATTTTCTGTGGACATAGTTCCTCCGAATTGTTGGGAACTAGTTGGACGAGTCATCACTGTAATGCGGATTACAGCTTCCCTCGTCCAACTAGCTCTTTACTCAGTTTTCTCTAGACGCCGGCCAGGCTGCCGTCGAGAACACTGAGAGCAACATCTTCGTCAGGAACTTGGTGAGTTTCAATGAGTTCATCGAGTTCTGCACGAAGCTGCTTGTAAACTGTGACAGACACAATTCGTGCTTCATGCTTCTTAGAGCCAGGCTCGTTAAAGAGTCCAGCCTTCTCGATCATCTCACGAAGTTTCTGAGTGCATTCCTCGTCAGTCCCCATCATTGCATCCCAGCGAGAAATGAACTTCTGGACTAGATCAGTAGAAATGTGGAAGGCTTCTGCCGCAGCTTCCAGAGATTTAACTGAGTCGGATTTTCCGACTTCAATCCCCGCTGCGTTCATTGCACAGCCGTTCCAATTCTTACGCTTGATCGTAGTTCTTGAAGCAGCCGCAAACATAGCCTGCTTCAATCCGGCAGGGAATTGATCAATTACTCCCTGCAATCCACCATTCGTAGTTGTACTACCTGCAAAGTTATCGCTTCCCCAATTTCCCATTGGTAAGCATCCTTTCTATTTGGTTTTTATGGTCTACGAGCTACACGACCAACAAGAAGATTGATTAAGTATACGAGAGCAATAATGCCCAATTCGATTACAATGATCCATCCCTGCGTTTCGGTCACTATACGCCTTTCTGTCGGGATGGAACCACATCAAAGCATACTTTTCCCGGCTTGTCAAGGCTTTTCTTTGACCCTATACGTGAAAAGGGGAGAGGGAATTTCTTTCCCTCTCCCCTTTTCGGCCCCTACTGTCTAGTCAGAAAGGTGAATTAAAGAACTAGACAGTTTCAGTTGGGATCTTTACTCCGTCCCGTTGTCATCATCCTCTTCGAGTTCGTCATCTTCTTCGACTTCCTCGTCGTCATCTGCAAGAGAAGGAGTCCGCAACTTTGCGGAGAGCTTCTTGTTGACGGGATCAGGAAGATCAACTTCAAACTCAGAAGGTGGATGCTCCAAATCAATTCCCTGATCTGCGAGGAATTGACGAAGTTCAGGAGTTTTCCATCCAAGCGGAGCACAAACTGTGTTCGCAATGTTTGAAAGAGTGTTGGACTTCTCGGGACGAGGTTCACCATCAATGAACCAATCGAATCCCTGGAAAACTCGCTTTCCACGCTTTCCACGAGCGCCAGTCCGCTTCTTCGGCTCTGGAATTCCAGAAATGTCTTGCTTGAACAGCTTAAGAATTCCAGCCAGAGCTTTGTATTCCTCCATCAAATCCTTACGGGCTTGCGTCCACTGAGCAACTTGCTCATCAGACGGCTTTTCCGTTTGGATTTCTTCTTGCGCCTTGACTTGTTCCGCCAAGTACTCATCAACAGAAGTGCTGAAATTGTCATTCAGGGACTTGATGATTCCCTTGAAAACTCCAGCGAGCTTTTCGGGATCTTCAATTCCCTTCAAAGCTGAAACAAGATTGTCCGCATTTGTGGACCAATCTGATTCGTATTGCTCTGCGAGCCTATTTCCAAGCGCACGCTTTCCTGCGGTTTCTGAGCCAGAAGCTGCATCAAGTTGCTCATCAAGTTGAGCAATCTCAGAAACTTTCTCTCTCAGAAGATCAGGGGAAACGGAAATTCCGCCTCCGCTAGACGTATCTGACATGGGTGTACTGCCTTTCGGGTAGTCGTGTGGTGCATGGGTCGAACCACTAGGGGCATCATGCGCCTATGTTTCTAGGTTGTCAAGTCATTTCTTTGACTGAATATCAGTCTTGTCAGGACAAACAGAATCCGCAATTATCGGACCTTGCTAGATATAGTTTGCAAACCGCTAGATATAGCTTGCGGATTGTGTCTGAGAGTTTAGAAGGTATCCTCATGCTCCCTCGCCCTCTCCGTCGATCTGAGACACACTGCCAAGGCTCTCGGGCCATTCCCCGGCACCCACCCACGTCTGACCATGTGCTCCCTCCCTGGATTTCATTAACGATTCCCCTTTTTGATTTCTTACATCTTGTGGTGGAATACATTTACTTCCATCTTTATGAAGATCCAAGTTATTAGGAGTACTAAAATGTTCGTGACAGACAACACAATGAATCTCTTTTAATCCTCTCCACGATCTATGACAAACCCTACAATGTGTTCCCTGATGATCTGTACCCCACCATCCATGTTCATTTGCATAAGCACAGGTAGTACATTCTAGATCTTGTTCTTCTGTAAACGTACTCATAAACTCTCCGATAATCGCGAATGGAATTTCGTGGGTTCCACGGCGACATTCCCTTGTGGCGCAACGGATTTCTGGCCTACAGGGGCCATGATTTCATTTAGAGCTTTGCCAGACTTCACCGGCCAAGTTAGTCGTTTCCTTGCCTGTAGCGAAGCAGCAACCAAGCCGTGATATTTCTGCCCTGGGTTTTCTTCTCGGAAACATCTCTGGCACAAAGTTTCCCACGGCAAACATTTATGTCCGAGACAACCTTCGCAACGACGAACATAACCTTCCCACACTAACCTATGAGGAAAGCAACAAGTACTACAAGTCCAAAGAAAATCATTCTTAAAGGTTAATTCGTCGGAAACTTGTCTTGTGACGTAATCCTGTTTCTTACAGCAGCAGTAAGTTTTCAAGTCTTTAAATCTTCTGAACTAATGACTTCTCGAATCCAGATTCTCATTTTGGCTGCAAGCTCAGGTCTTAGGTCAGCTCTATTATGATTAACAGAGAACTCTTTTCCCAAAGCTATATCAATTATCTTATCAATTTGATTCCCAACCTTATCATATATAAGATTGGTTTGTTTCCGAATTTGAGGTCCAATTTCTTCAAGTTGAGTAGAAACTACTTCATCCACCCTATTCTTAACCAAGAGCTTTACATCTTCACCCTTAAAGAGATTTTCTATCTCTTTGTGTTCTCTCTTAAGTTCCTTCAAGACAGAGTGAGCTTCACGAGTAGCTAACTTTAGCTCTAATATAGCATCTTCAAACTGCTTGATCTTTTGCTCTAGGTTTGTCAATCCTTGTGAATTACTCATAGGTTGTCCAAGTCCTCATAGATTATCCAAGTCATAGCCAAAGTCATCATCGCGAATAGAAACTCCCTTTGCTGTTTGCTTATCCTTGATCTTGTGGCAACTAGGACATAACCATTCCAAGTTGTATGGATCGTTATCCCAGATATCTTTATTGATGTGATTAACTTGTAGCTGGTTGACTGTCCGCAAATAGGGTGCTGCAAGTTCTAAGTCCTTAGGAGCATCAGCAGGAAGTATTTTCGGTGATCTTCCACAATCGTTACAGATGTAAGGAACTTTGAGTCTAAAGAGAACATTTCGTCCACGTCTGCGCATTGTACTTCTTGGATCTTTAGGGTTGCCTTTCATTTTCCCAAATACTTCTCCACAATCACTTTGCGCTTAGGATCACCAAGAACATGATGGTCACGAACTACACCAACCACCTTGAACTTCGGTGGAGTATCGTCTGGATGAACATACTGAGTAATTCTATCCTTTAGGAGAACGTTAAGACGTTCTTTCGCATGTTCAGGGTTAGAAGCTACAATCATTATGTTTACAGTTGCACGTACCTCATATATATTCGTTTCATATTCTTTTGTCATAGTTCCGGGGCTAGGAATCGAACCTAGACTTCAGAAAAGCAGAAAGGCCCTAGAAACCAAACTTCTGCGTGCTTCCTATAAACACTACCCCGGAGAGACTACTGTTCCGATATGCAGATAATTCGTGCTGCATTATCAGATATCTTGTTGCAGGCGTCAAGCTTCTGATTATGGTGTATCAGGATGCTCAAAGAAACTATCAGACTTACTATCAAAATCGTCAGTAAGATCAGAACTACGATTTTTACTGATGAGTCCTTCGTTTGTATGCTCAAGTTCATCCACCCTTGCTTGCAAGTTCGCAATCAGGATTTGCTGAGCACGAACACAATTCCACCAATGCATGTGCGCCCTACGATTTTCATCATTAGGATCACGCACTGACAATTCGTCATCCTGAATAAGCACTCCACAGTTTGCGCATGAATCTTCCATTAAAGCGACTGTTCCTTTCTTTTCTTGGCTTTCAAGTTCTGAAAGTGATTGTAGTACGTCGGTACAAGGATACAGAGAACCATAACAAGCCAGAGTATCCAATCTAGGGGAGTCGCCGTCATTCTGGATTCCAGTCTCCAATTATTGTGAGCTTTCCGTACTCGACTGACACGTTTCGCTCATCAGTTACTTCGCAGTACTCACCTATGAATTCACTAAGAGGCATTTCATCTTCCTCTACATCCGGTGTGTAAATACGGATTTGAACTTCCATCTCTGGATCAAGTCCTTCTAGATGTTCTTTCAGTTCACGGAGTTTCATGCTTCATCCTTTTCATTCATGGGTATTCAGAAATTCTCCAAGTTTATCTATCAAGGCTCCCACCTGTTCTAGATAGTTCACTTGAATAATCCCTGCCTCAACCTCGTCTAACCCCTCAGCTCTTTCTTCTGCTCCAAGGTAAGTAAAGAGGTCTTTCATCTGTTCAACTGCTTTAGGATTACCTAAGTCTTTCTTTAGAGTATCGTGGTAGTAAACTTCCAAGGAATCTGTTATGAGAGAAAGCTCATTACCTGTCAAGGTAATGTTCCACTCTCTGTCATCACATATCATTTTCTGCCTCTAGTATTTCTACCTCTGTCTGATACTCTTGTAGAGTTTCATTGGGCATCTCTCCATAAGAAGAAGTAACTGATCTAGGCATTGTGATTTCAAGATAAGGTATCTGACAAATACGTAGTATAGTTATTCCATCCACGGACACCCATACAACTTTGCCATCCTCACGGATTGTTACATCTACTCCAAAGTTTGGAGCAGTTATATCAACTGCATCTCTCGGATCAACCTTTGGTTCCATTATACTGTCTTAACCTCCTGAATTTCTTCTTCTGTTGCACCGTAGTTACGGGCTTGTCGTTCTAGTATGTCAAGCTCATACTCTAAGAGGCTAAGCTGAGAAGTCAGCCTAGCCATTTCTCTTAGAGTCTGTTGCTTTCTGATTTCGTTATGACTCCTTGGCATTAATTCATGCTCCTACAGGTATCAACACAATCTGCGCCGTGTAAGTGTTGATGGCAGAAAACTATAACTCCGCCACCAACTCCCATCTCAACTTCCTGTCGTCCATCCTTCAAGAGTTCAGGCCAAGAATCACCTGGACGCAAGTAGTAATGAATAGTCTTGAAGATCGGAACCTCAGGCTTTGTCTCGATCAAGTTATTGGACGGATCTTTTTCGGCTGGCTTACGTTTCTTGGATCTAGGTTTCTTTAAGTTTCCTGTAGCGTCAGGAACCTGTCCCGCTGTAGCCTTGTCGAGAAACTTCTTCATATCCTTGAAGTCTTTGAACTCTGGAATACCTGCCATTGGCTTCACCTTTTCTGTATGACCAGGAGCAAGTTTGATTGTCTCTGTTCCATCTTCTTGCATCCCTCTAATATAAACTGTATCACATCCGAAGCACCTACCAACTACTCCTACAGGGGCTTCGTAGAAGCGAATTGATCCTGAGAACCCACACGCACAATCTATATGAGCATTAGGATCAGGGTATTTCTCTAGCTGTTGATAGACCATTACTCACTTGCTCCGTTTAGTTTCCTGAGGATTCCGTCTACGAAATCTACAGGGGACATATCGTGGTCGCCGGCCATAACTTCTTCCATAGCCTGTTCTCTAACATCTTTCAGACTGAACAAGATTAACTCAAACTCATTATCAGTCAGAGTTTCTAGGACATGAAGTTGGGAAGCAATAGCTCCAATAGTTGAGAGAGCTATTCTAATAGTTTCTGACATTTGAGTACAGGCATCTATGATACTTGTCTCAATTGAGTCAGCATCCATCTTCTCCGTGTCTATCTCTTCCTTGAATTTCATTCCAAGTCCATGATAGACATTCATCATGTTGAACTCTAAAATCTCGAGTTCTTCCTTTGGAGATTTCATGCCATCTTGATCGTAGGGCTTACTCACAGCAAATCCCTGAGAACATCGGCCCATTCGGAACCGTTACGAAGTTCACTATCTTCCATGATACCCTCGATCATAGCTTCCTTTTCTTCCAGCTTTGCTGCAATAAACTGATCGACAGAGTTCTCACACTGAATGATATGGATGGTAACAGCGTCTTTCTGACCCTTACGGTGAAGCCGGTCCTCTGCTTGCTCATTGAACTTCGGGTTCCACCAAAGATCAAGGAAAATCGCATGGTTAGCTCCACCAGTCCAATTATCAGACTTTTGAAGGTTCAGACCCTCGCCACCAGTTTTCATGTTGACAAGCAGAACTTGAATCTCTTTGTTCTGAAATGCTGATTCTATCTGCTCGAACTTGCTCGAATTCTCACCAGCGAGAATTTCTGCCGACCATCCATTTTTTGCGACTCTGCGCTTCATTTCATGGAGTGGCTCGTTAAACTGTGAGCTAAAGACTACAACCTGCTCTCCAGTATCTACAAGTTGCTCGACAATATCCATTGCCTCATCAATCTTTGCAGACTCGAAGCAATCCAACTGACGAAGAGTTCCATCCATCTGCTTTACCTTAATACTGGCAGGGATGATGTTGACTTGACGAAGCCGAGTAAGTTGAGCGAGAAGTGAAGTGATGTTAATCTTCGCATCCTTGTTATCATCCAAGTAAACAAAGAAGTCATCACGAAGAGCTTGGTAAATTGCATCTTGCTCAGGACCACGCTCGACGTAACGAAACTCACGAGTCTTATCAGGAAGTTCAGGCAAGCACTCTTGCTTCGAGTGACGGATCACCTGATCTTTCATCGCCGTAATAATCCGCTCCCAATCGACTTGAACAAGAGGGTTACCGGAATCATCTTTCTCACCCCAACCGAAGCAATACTCACGCTCGAACCTACGAACATCAGGGAAACGAACGGGGTCAAAGATATGAAGATAAGCCCACATCTCTTTAGGATGGTTCTGAATCGGAGAACCCGACAGAGGCAGGATGAACTTTGCCTTCTTCGAGAGTTCAACAGCGTTCTCAAAGATCTTTGTCGGGTTGCTATTAGCTCCGCCCTTAAGTTTGTGAACTTCGTCCATCACTACAATATCCCACTCGTAATCAAGGATCTTTGAAGTGTTCATCATATCGTAGTTTGCGATGACCATTGTGTTCGTGGCGTAAGCAAGCTGCAATTGGAAGTCTCGTGCAACTTTGTTGCCATCCATAACAATAGCTTCACGCTCTTCGTTCCACCGACGAATCTCTTTGAACGTAGAGAACCGAAGAGTTTTCTTTGTGAGCCACAGGATATGAGGCAGGCGATCGTACTTCTCGTAGAACAAAGGGATGATGATGTCGAAGAAGAAAGCACTCTCGGCTGTCTTACCAAGACCCATATCGTTAGCGTTCAGCACACCCTTCTTGCCAGCAAGAAAACGTGAAGCCATGAAACAAACATCATCCCACTGGTAATCGAGGATCTTATCATCCCACGGCTTACCCTTCCGAAGTTCCTCGTACTGCTTCTTTGTTTCTTCGAAAAGCTGACGGGCTGCGATGTTCTTCAAAGTAAGACCATGCAAACGCTGTTGGTTCTCAATCTCTGTTTGCAGAGCAGAGAGTTCAGTCTGAAGCTTTGCAGCCTCTGCCATGGAGTCTTGTCTCGCTAGGCGCATTTCCTGAATACGCTTCTGGAAATCCTCAAACAGAAGTTCCTCTTCCTTTTCTGACTCTTGGATCAAGTTGATGAGAGGATCGTAGAGAGACTGAGTAGCTTTAATTTTCGTCTGGATTTCAAGTATCCGTTTGTTAATCTCCGCAAGCTCAGCGTACTCTGGATCAGTTTCCTTAGCTTCGCTGACTGTAGCTTCACTAGTTGTAGAGAAATCGAAGTTCACTACAGGGAGTTCCTCTACAGGAGCAGGCTCGAAAGTTTCCAGCTGAGCTTTGTTGGAAGCATCTGATCCAGCCTTGCGAGCGCAATTCAGGATCGCCTTAATTTGCCCCGGCGTGAAGCTTGACTTGTTCTTCATATCCAGCATGAAGCTAAAGTCACCATCGTAGAGCTTGACGTAAGTTTCGGCTCTCACGGACCAGTAGTTATTCACGTCGTTCTCAGTGAAACGAGCGTGAAGTGAAGTTTCCTTCTCGATTTGTTCCTTGGTCAGTTCCATTAGAGTTGAGATTCCTTGATGATGTTGAAGTGGGTATCACACAAACCGATACGATCGCCGCTAGGACGGAGACCAATTATTGCTGGCACCAACGAGAAAACCCTGCCAGCAATTCAGTTGTAAGGTATTCTGTGGCGTCAGCTTCCCATGCTCACCATGAGCGTAGAAACTACAGCGAAATGGTTCGCCATCTGGAAGAAGGATCGGAGGTTGTTTGTTCTCCGGTTTCACTGTTTCACCTTTCTAGTTTTACTTGTTTCGGGACATGACTGTCCGAGCAGCAACGTGCTGCCCGGCCAGCATAATCTTTTAATCGGACCTTGTCAAGGCATTTCTTTCACTCAGTTATCAGTTATCAGTTGTCTGGGTCAGCTTCTAGATTTTCTTTGGCCAATTCTTTGGGGTTGCTCAACATTTTCTTGGTGTCTGCCACACTCTTGTTATCCATTGAGGTTCGGTATCGAGTGTTTAGTATACTCAGGCGTTCTTCCGTGTTGGGGTATTTGAACCCTTCCTTGCGTAAGAGGTTCAAGACATGGCGGTTATCTTGGTAGATGGGAAGCTCGAGGATTTGTTTTAGGAAGTTCCCGAACTTCATGTATTCCTCGTAAGCCCATTCCATGTTCTTACGAATTTCTTCGGAAGTTTGTCCTTCTACAGGGGTGTCTTGCTCGGCTTGTAAAGCCCGCTGATAAATTCTCCCAAGCCCCTGACGAATTGAATTCTGCATAGCTTGTGCTATATTTCTGCCTAGGTAACCTATAACCTCCTCGAAGTTAAGTTGCTGCCTGCCAACTTTGACTCGAATAGTTGGATCCTCTAGATCTTCTAGGTTGATCGTGCATTTATAATAATTCTCCCCGCCAATCTTTTTCTCATCCAGCATACCAATCTTGACAAGTGGTTTGATGTATTGATAAATGGACTGATATGAAACTCCTTTACGGGTAGCTAGTTGTTTAATCGTCATTCTGCTAGCTTGACAATTCAATAATATCCATACATCAGTCTTTGTAAGTGTGATTCCAGACTCCATTAGTGCTTCAAAGTACGTAATAACTGCCTCATTCTCATCCATGAGGGGAGCTTAGAGTAACTTTTTCTGGATGTCAAGAGGTTTCTTTGACTATCAAGTGCGTTTAAGGCAGGGGTTAGTGAGTCTTAATTCAATAGACAAAAATTGGTAATAAACTGGACTCAGTCCAGAATAGAAGGTTACTTGAACGGGGGGGTTGGGGGGTAAAAGCCCTGGTCAGGGCACAGGCTGTGTTTAAGCTGTTTAAGTAGGATTTAAGGTGGGGTCAATCCATCTTGGCTTGTGGTGGACCCCCCCTAAGGGGGTCCACCAAAGATGGTTGAGGGAATTACGGCCATTCCGTTTTCACGTATGTAAACGGAATCACGTGGTTTATTGAGATAGACTTCAGTCATTAAATACGAAACATGCCCGAATCCCTGTAGCGGAATCCTTTTTTTGCCAAATGAAACTTCCCGATCAAATAAAAAAGCGACCGCGTCCTGGGCGGCGCGGTCGCATTTCCGTTCGTTGTCGAACGGAAATGCTTCCCCCGGCCGAAGCCGGGGGAATTCAATTACTGCTTCGGCTTGCCTTCGATGGCAAGAATTCCCGTCGGGAATTCGTGAGCGTAGTACTTCATGCTTGCCGTTACCTCGTGGCCTTCATCCTTAAAGACCTTTCGGATGCCAGACCAGTCGATGACGAAGCCCTTTCGGAAATCACTCACGATGTCGTGAGCAATATCGCTCGGCAACTTATCAACGATCGGTGCACCGTTCCAACTAAACCGCAGGTTGGAATTCATGGCGGCCCGACCGCTCGGGCTATCCGAAATTTCTCTTGCGAGGTTAGAAAGTCTAGGGGAGAACTTACCCTTGACAATCTCGCCGCCTTGCTTCACGGGGTTAAGCGGGAATTCCGGCTCACCGTAACTATCTCCGCTCTTACTGTGCGGCACGGCGTCAGGGTCCTTCTGAACGACCCACGAATAAAGCTGGCGGATCAATTCGCCGAGGGACTTAGCGGTTTCCCGTTTCGTCTCGTAATCCTCATCGGTCACCTTGACAGGCTGCGATTCAGCCTTGACCTTATTGATCCAATGATCTCGCTCGTTTAGGGCGTCAGTCTTAAGTTCCGACACGGCTTCTACGAGTGCGAGAATCGTGCGAGGATTGTCGTCTACGGTCTGGTAGAACAATTCCCGAACCTGAGACTTGAATTCTCGCACAGTGTTGGCAACTTCTGGCTCGGCTTGTGTGATTCCGAGTAGGAATTTCTTAAGTTCGGAGTCTTTAACCTCCGCTTTATCGGCATCACCGGTAAGTTGCGTGTTAATGCTCTCGTATTCGGCACGCAAGACTTTAAGTGTGTCGAAGTTGATAGCGTCAAGTTGGATATTGTGCCGAACCATAAGGTCTAGCACGGACGTTTCCGAAGTTTCTTCGGACATGGATTAATCACCTTTCTTAGTTAACTAGCTAGTTGATCTTGGTAGTAGCACTAATCGGAGGCTACCTACTCCCGCCCGCCCGAAATTCGGGCGTAGACTCACCATTGATTAACGTGATCCAGGTGCTGTCACGTGAGAAAGCTATGGGGCCGTGGGGGCCGGGCGATCCGGCCACGAGAGAGACGATACGGGGCCAAGATAAACTCAGGCCCAACGGAAACCCAACGTAAGAACAACTTGCGAATCAAACATATGTTCGCTTGATTTATCAAGCGCACATATGTTCGATTTAATAATGAGACTCATTCTCGATTCGCAAGCCATGAAGCTAAGGATCAGTTCGCGACCGCACGATGCCTGCGGCGTGCGGTCGCATTTGGAAAAACTCTCCCGGCCCGGATTGACCGGGAGAGCTTTCCATCATGGCGAGAGTTTAAGGCGTCACCACCCGTTCCCGTTTGCGTTCTTTGTCTCGGTGAGAACTTCGACGATGCGGTTGAGCTTCGCAAGCTCGTTCTCTACCGTGTAGATAGAAACAATCTTGCCACAAGCCGTGGCCAGAACTCTCGCTTGCTGCGAAACAAGCTCGGTCAAGGCCGCCTCAACAATTCGGGTTTCTGAATCGGTCTTGCTGAGATGCTGCGATTGGATTGCCATGATGTTTCACCTTTCTAGTCTGGCGAGTCGTTCTCGCCGACAAGATCAAGATACAGGATCGGCGGATACTTGGCAATGGTCCAAACGGATCATTTGATTCGGACCATACAAATGTTCGCCGCACGTATGTTCGACAAACAAATGTTCGCTTGATAAATCAAGCAAATGAAGCTATGTGAATCAAATTGCGACCGCGCTAACAGGTGCCGCGCGGTCGCGTTGGGCAAACTTTCGTCTGCCTCAACGCTCGAGCTTTAGTTCAGGATGAGATTGCGTTGTGGATGAAATCTCCCAGCACTTCGATCTGCTTGCAGAAATTCTCCGCACCGTAGCCCGGAGACTTCAACCACGAAACAAGTTCGGCTTCACCGAACCGAACGACGGTTTCGTGAGAAAGTTTGCCGTCGGTCAACTTGGCGTGAGGACCGTACCCTGCCCACGGCCGAGGAAATTCCTGAACGACGATAACTTCTCCCCTCTCATAGAGACTGTCCCACGTTGCTACGTTAGAGAAGATGGCGAACGAAATGATGTTCGCAATGTCATCACACAAGATGGTGTAGTCGGCGAATGAGGCGAGGTAGGTTCCGTCATATGTTGGACCTTCGAGAGAAACGATTTCGAAGTATGTTGGACTCGGGTAGAACATCGGGGTTCCTTTCGGATGAGGGGTTACTGTCTTGCACTTAGTATATCGGCACGCCCGATAGAAACCTTAGAAAGTTTCTGTGTGAACTTTGTCACCCCGAACTCTAACCCTCTAGTTAAGGTTGAGGCTTGGCGGCGCTGAGAATCCCTAAACTCTTGCGGCTCTCAGCTTATGGCAGCTTTAGCCAAGTCGTTCGCTCGCTGAGTTTCGCGACGGAGCGAAGCGGAGGTGGTGTAGGGGTATATGTACAGTAATTAATACTTAGACTAATCATAGATCAACTGGACACCCAAAGACCTAGTATATAAGGTGTATCCCAAGACCGTACCAAGAGAAGGATTTTAGACTAATGCCATACAGTCTACAAGATTTGATGTACGCGTACTTCGCTCCTACACGCTTAGGTACTCTAGATGATAACCTAAGACAATTTTACCAGTCGAAGTACGATCAAGGACTAAACGCCTCGAATGATACGGGAGGATCAGGAACTTCACTACCTCCTGGCGGAGCTACGAATACTGTACTCACCAAGAACTCTCCTACAGATCAAGATGTTTCTTGGAAGGCAGTGACAGGTATCCCCCCTGTAGGAGGTTCGACGGGGTACGTTCTTACAAAGCAGAGTACAGCGGATTACGATTTTATCTGGCAAGCTCCCTCTACACCAATTAATCAGAGTATTTCAGCCAGAACAGCAACGACAGCTAACATCACCTTAAGTGGAACGTTTACTGTAGATGGTGTACCACTTGTTTTAGGTAATAGAGTTCTGGTTAAGGATCAGACAGATCAGACACAGAATGGACTTTATACTGTAGCAAGCGGAGCATGGACCAGAACGAATGATCAACTGTTAGGTTCAATAATAAGTGTGCAGGAAGGTACAATTAATGGCGATGTTATCTTCATGTGTACCACAAATGCTACCATCATCCTGGGTGTTACTTCAATAGTTTTCAGTAGGGTAGCCGCATCAGGTCTGAGGGATTTGAAAGATGGAACGTGGACACAAACGGATGCATCAACTACGGACACAATTCGTGTCCAGCTACGTCCACAAATAGGTTTCGATTCATGCATAGTATCAAGCAATGCAATCCTGATGTGTGCTGACTTAGCTACAACCTTTGCTCTACCGGCTGCCACTTACAATAACGGAACTGGTGGTGTGGGAGCATCCTTGACGGCCACAACTAACGGAGCACTAAGTGTTGATGCTAAGTCCCCTGTAGCAGGGGACATGATTTTGGTAAAGAACCAAGCGAACCTTTTCGAGAACGGTGTCTACACAGTTAATGCTCCCGGTGATGCTTCCAACCCGTTCATCCTAGTTAGGCACGTTAACTTGGATAGTGGTGATAAGTTCGCCAGGAACGTGCTGATTTACGTGTCAGATGGCAACGTGTTCCAGGGTTCACTTTTCAGGGTTGCCCCTGTAGGAACGACAACCACAATTGCTACAGGCACAACTAACATCATATTTAAGACGATTGCGCATCCTGATGCTGCTCCCGGTGATGTATGCTGGAACTCTGAACGAAACATACGAAGGTTCGCAGAAGATTTCGAGTTGTTTGCTACAGCAGTAACAACGAACGCTACCCTCTTAAGTGGTATAGTCACACCTATGTACGCTTACCTTACGGGGGCTGGATCTCAGGTAACGCAAACTGGAACTGCTGATTTGTTGCCAGGTGTCGCCCAAATAGAGACAGGCACGACGGCTACCGGGTACGGAGCAATTCAGTTCGGAAACCTAGGTTCTATAATTACTGCGGGTAGGGCGTTCAGGTTTGGTTGTAAATCAAAGATTACAACTCTCACAGTTCCAGCATCTCAGGCGTTCACTACTCGTTACGGGTTCATGGATAACGTGGGAATAAACCAGGGGACCCCACCTACGGCGGGAATTTACTTCGAGGCTAATGCTGATGGTTCTAATTGGAAGTGTATTTGTAACCACGCAAGCACACCTACAGTAGTAGATACAGGAATTGCTCCGATCACAGGTTCACAGCCATTCGCAATTTATTGTGATGATAGTGGAGTAGCTTGGTTCTATTTGGGAACTAATGCTCCGTGGAGTATTAGTACGAACTGGCCTACAGGTTCAGATTCCCTTGGTTGTGCGGCACAAATTACCAAGACTGTTGGTACGACAACTAGATCCATTAAAGTGGATTACATGTCGGCTTGGATACCGGAGACTCGTGGCAACATGAACATGCTACCATGATTTACTCGAACGGTAAAGCCGTAACCTTTGATGGTCAGTCACTTAATGTAATTAACGGGTTCCCTGGTAAGTTAATGCTTCCTTATTACCCGCATGTCCAGTACCGGAACCCCTCAGTGGGCTCTACGAGTTGGACCACTTTAACTTTGAACGCACCAAAGAGAACGTTCATTTACTGTACAGGACAATTCAACGTCATGGTTATGAACGGAGGCCAGTCTGATCTAAGCCCTGTAGTGAATGGTGGTGAGGGCAACACTGGTGCTCAGTTATACTCTGATGAAGTAGTATATGCTAACATGGCTAGAGCAGTAGGTTACCAAAAGATAGCTACAGTTACCATAGTTCCAGCTACCACATTCTATAACATACCACCGGCAGATCAGAACAGGCTAGATTTCAATACTTTAGTAAAGGCTGATGCATCTCATGCTTTTGATCTTGTTATGGATTTAGCATCAGATAGCCAATTGTCAGACCCGAGTGGGCCTATGTACTTAGATGGTTTACATTGGTCGGTTGCTGGTTGTAACTACGTTGCATCACTTTTCGCTGCCAACCCTACGTTTAACAGTTGGTTATCGAATTAGTTGCACATAGCCTGCAAATGTCATCCTCGTTAAGATCGTCTATCTTAACGAGGAAATGACATTTAAGACAGCGCTTCCATAGAAGTGCGTCTTTCCAAGTGTTTTTCATGTTGAGCGTGATGAACATGCCATCACACTACACCTTAGCTCTCTGCCCTACTAGCTCTTTAGTTGTGCAAGGGCATCCACTAGATCAATTCGATGGCGAGCGGCGAACTCAAAGACTAGCAAAAGGATTTGCGCAAGTTCGATGGGAATACCGCTCAATTCTCCTTTATCCGTTGTCATAATATCTTGGAACGGCCAGCCATAGTCAAACATGATTTTCAAGTTTGCTACTGACTTTACCAGTTCATCTTGAATTTCAGGTTCCTCGCATTCACGAGGTTTTCTGAGAGAAGCTACAACTTCTCCTATGGAGTCGTAGTTAGTCTCCATCATTAGCATTATCTTCCTCCACTAATTTCCAGTTGGGTTCTATTGTTACATCTAACTTGACGTGTGGTGTTTGGTACTTGATCTTTTCGAGGGCGTTCTCTAACCTTCCTTGTGCTCGTAACTTACTACTAGCCTCAACTGTTACATCTATTAGTAACTTGGTTTTCCATACGTCACCTAAGGCCATGCCCTAATATAACATAAAATTCTCCCCTTGTCAAGACATTTGTTTGACATCACACTGAAATAATGGTATACCCTGAATATGGCGCGTAAGTCAATACCATCTGAAAACCCAATTCGACGTACTCGATTAAATGAACACAAGACTCTGGATGAGTTCGCCCAAGAGTGCAAGGTTCATATCCAAGCGGTTTATTTGAATGAGATGGGAATGTACCCAACCGTACTACCATCCATAATGAAAAGGTTGGTGGGACATTATGGACTTGACTCAACAAACGCAGAAGAAGCTTACCAATATTACGTTCTCAACAAACGGCTTAGATTTGCGGAGCAACATGCTCCTTACGTTCTTGGACAACCTGACGTCAGCCGGTGTCCAATACGAACTTTCCGCAACTCCATTGGATATAACACCGTCTTTGGATTCGCAAACGCAATCGCAATTAACCCTACAATTATTCGACGAGTAGAAGGTTGCAAGGTAGACATTTTTCCTCGGGAATTAAAACGCGCCCTGAAGGATATTCGTCTCCCTGTAGCAGAAATCGACGACCTCGAATACCAGCATCAGGAGTATTTCTATAGTGGAGTTCGACTTCAACGAGCCAGAAAAGCCCAAGCCAGCTAAAGTTAAGGAAAAGAGTCTTACTGATTCTGAGATTTCTATCCTGGCTTTAGTTGAGCAGATTTATTGGGAGACTGGACATATTCCTACACAGGAAACTATAGTTTCACGTCTGGATTCACTTGGTTCTCCCAAGGTTGTTAAACGTGTCAGAGATACTTTTAATAACCAGAAGTTTCAGGAAGCTCTAGAGATTCGTGGCCTAGAGCGTCCAATGGACGCAAAGCGACTTACAGCTACTCAGCTTCTGTTAGTTAACATGCTTCTGAATGTTGAGGATAAGAAAAGCTTAAGACAGAAGCTTGATCTTCTCAACATCAACATGGCGAAATATCAAACATGGTTGCGTGATCCTGCGTTCCATGAATACCTCACCATGCGTACTGAGCAGATGTTTGAGAACTCAGATCATGATGCTTATAAGGCTCTTTTGCAATCGGTAGTTCGTGGTGATGTTTCTGCTCTTAAGCTTTTCTTTGAGATGCGTGGTATTTACAGTCCCAGGATTGATGTTAACATTAACATCGAGTCTGTGATTTATAGGGTTGTTGAAGTTGTAGGTAAGCATATTAAAGATCCACAGATTCTCAATGCTATAGCTGACGAGGTAGAGCAAATGGAGATTCCACGTTATGCCTCGAAGTAAAGCTACGCAGATTAAGAACGAAAAGCAAGCTACCTTTGCTATTGCTTCTGCTTTACGTTCGCAAGCTCGTTTCCCAAACATCTATCAATACAAACCTCACGATAAACAAAGACGTTTCCATGAGTCTCTTTTACCGAAGAAACAGTTTGTAGGCGGAAACAGAAGTGGTAAGACGTATGCGGGCGCAGCCGAGGCCATATACTATATGCAGGGGGCGCACCCCTACAAGCGTTTGCCCTGGTCAGCGCCCACTTTTGGCCGTATAGTCACCGTTGACATCATCCAAGGTCTGAACAAGATTATCCTGCCGATGTTGGGAAATTTAACTCCTAAATCTTGGCTAGTCAATGGTTCCTGGGAAGATAGTTACGACAAAGAGTTAAGGACACTAACGTTTGCAAATGGATCATACTGTGAAATTCTGACTTACGAGCAGGATCTAGAAAAATTCGCAGGAACATCACGACACTGGACTTGGTTCGATGAAGAACCCCCGAAGGATATTTTCACAGAATGTTCTCTACGTTTGTTGGACACGGCTGGACATTGGTGGGTTACCATGACTCCTGTAGAAGGAATGACATGGACCTACGATGATATTTACGCCCAATTCGGTTTGGACCCTTATCTTCTTGTCATTGAAGTGGATATGGATGATAATCCTTACCTTACAGAAGAAGGGAAAGCACTCGCACTTAGCGGACTCAACCAAGAAGAACTTGACGCTCGTAAGCATGGTCGTTATGTTTCTGTTGGCGGTTTGGTGTACCCTGAGTTTGATCCCGAAAAGCACGTTATCGAACCGATCTCAACTCCGCCGGGCTGGATGCGTTTTGATTCTATGGATCACGGTATTCGTAATCCTACTGCTTGGCTCTTTAGTTGTGTTGACCGGGAAGGGCGTATAATTGTTCTAGATGAACATTACGAAGCGGGAAGGATTGTTGCCCATCATGCTAGGATAGTAAAGGAGTTCGATCAATTATATGGTGATCCGACTTATAGGGTGGGCGATCCTAGTATCCGTAACACTGATCCTATCACTGGCACGAGCGTCCAACTCGAATATGTCTACAATGGAGTCCCTATTATTCTTGGTAACAATGACATTTCTGCTGGTCTTACTCGTGTTAAAACTAAACTCTTGGGGAATGCTGTAACTGGTCCTGAGGTTTTCATAACTAAGAATTGTGTTAACTTGATTTGGGAACTTCGTAAGTATCGTTGGGGTAAGTGGGCACACAAAAAGATGAATTATGAAAAGAATGCTAAAGAACGTCCAGTTGACAAGGACGATCACGCCTGCGATGCTCTCCGATATGCGTTGGCTTCTAGGCCGGAGGTCGATAACGGTACAGACATGCCAGATTTTTCAACCTTGCCTCTTGGAGCTACAGATTCAGTTGATCCAATGAAGCCATACACAGACAAAGAACTAATTAGAGTTGGACAGAAATACATAGACTTTCATTTAGGAGAGGAATACTAATGTCCTTCAATATTCAAGTCAACGGTGACGTGGTTCACGAAGTTGAAATTGATTCGCGTCTCGTTGTTCAGGTCAAAGTTTTGACCGCCGCTGGAGAAGCCGGAGTTGCTGGTGTTCCTTTCTCTGGCGAGGGAAGTAATTGGGTTAACTTGGTTCTTGTTACTCAACAGCCTACTGCACTTCCTGTCAAGGAAGATGATGCTCGTCTTAAGGCTCAGGAAGAAGGTCCAGAGGAAGTTCTTACATACAACCCTGTAGCTCAGAAAGCAGAGGAAGAACAAGAACTTAATCCTGATGGTTCTGCTGCCCAAGAAACGGAAGAAGCAACGTCCGAAGAAGAGGCCTCGCCGGAAGAAGAAAGTTCGAACATTGACGTGGAGCCAATGTCCTAATGTTTCAGTTAGTGGAATCCCCTACGGCTCTCCCTGGATGTTGTTACTTATGTGGGAGCGGAGATAAGGCTCCATATATTGATTGGGGTGTGAGCATTGATTTTCATGGTGCTCTTTACACTTGCTCTGAATGTACGGGAGCAGTAGCTAGTTTGTTGGGATATGTTCCTCGTGAAGTTCATGATCGTATTATTGATGCAAATGATGAACTGATTTCACGGAACCTTGATCTGGAAATTAATAACAGAGAGCTTACACTAGCTATTGAACATTTACGGAACGCTGGATTTAAGGTGACACCAAATGAGTCCGTACTTAGCCACGATATTCAGCCTCCTGGTACTGTTGCTGATGTTGACAGTGATATTCTGGCAAACTCTCAGGATGCTGATGAAAGCTCACGAGAGACAGATGAACTCTTGGATTTTGGAAAGAGAACGTCTGATGAATCGAGTGATGACAAAGGAGTGGACAAGTTACACTCAAATGAATCAATCTTTGACCTCAAGCTCTGAGATTGTTTCAGAAGGAATGTCTGATGAGGAAGAACTTCGTCGATGGAAGTTGATGCATGAAAACCCTGGAATCGGAGAAGCCCTAAATGGCGACGACCTTACAAGCGAATTCCGAGAACTCGGCCTCATCGAGTAACGGATCAGCTAATAGCGCCCTCGCCAATATTCGAGGGAGTTCTAGCAATAAGAAGCTTCTAGACTTTGCTAACGAATGCTTCCGTAAGGATAAGGAATATCGTCAGCAATTTGAGAATCAATGGTACATGAACCTTGCGTTTTACTTTGGTAAACACTATATGCAGTTTATTGCTAGCCAAGGTCTAACTCCACGGTTGTATGAACCTGCTGCCCCACCCTGGCGTGTTAGGTTGGTTATTAATAAGGTTCGTGTCATGCTTCGAAAGGAGATGGCGAAGCTCACTAAGGAAATGCCTATGGGCTTCGTCATCCCTCAATCTTCGGACGATGAGGACATTCTAGCTGCACAGGCTGGAGATAATCTTGCAGAGTATTTCTGGCGTGAACAGAAGTTGATGATGCATCTTCGTCGTGCTGTGTTCTGGATGAGTCTTACAGGAACGGGATTTCTAAAAGATGGTTATGACGAAAATGCTAGGTTCGACGCTGTTCAGAAAGGTGATGTTTTCTTAGATCGGGTTTCACCTTTTCATGTCTTTGTTCCTGATGTTCAGGAAGAAGAACTTGAAAATCAACCTCATGTGATTCATGCTTGTGCTAAAAATCCTGACGCTGTTGAACGTATGTATGGTGTGAAAATTAAGCCTGATACTCAAGGCTCAGATATGATGGAGGATAAGTTCCTCTCTGCATTAGGTATCAAACAGTCTAGTACTAAGACTCAGGTTTACATCAAGGAAATGTGGGTGAAGCCATGTTCCAAGATGCCTAATGGTGGAGTTATTATCTTCACACAAGATCAACTAATCAAGTCCATTGATGGTTGGCCTTATCAGCATGGGCAGTATCCGTTCACTAAAATTGATCTAATGCCGTCAGGACGGTTTTACTCTGAATCATCAATGGTTGACCTACTCCCGCTTCAAAAGGAATACAACAGAACTCGATCCCAACTTATTGAAGCCAAGAATAGAATGGCAAAACCACAACTTCTTGCGCCTCGTGGATCGGTTGATCCCAACAAGATTACGAGCGAGCCAGGACTTGTCATACAGTATACTCCTGGCTTTCAACCTCCTACTCCCCTTACTCTCGCTCAAATTCCTCAGTATGTTCTAGAAGAATTGAACCGAAATTCTTCCGATATGGAGGATATTTCTAGTCAGCACGCAATTTCCCGTGGAGGCACTCCCGCTGGAGTACATGCCGCCA